ATTGTTCGGTAACGTCCCGATAATAGACATTTCTTACCCCTGATTCGTATAGCCGGTGTCTTGATACCGGGCGAAGAACGTACCGATAGACAAGCTGTTAGATGACGACGCCTGCACATCAACCGCCATTTTCTGGAATACCAGCGGTGCTTGCCAGGGGATTGTGTAGACGTGCGGGATACGCTGCGCCGTGGTCCACACTGCCCCGCCGCCCCATACCGCACCGCCGCCCCATGTAATGCCGACAGGTGGTGTCGTCACTTGCGCCGAACCAAGGGTGTTGTTCTGATCGTCGTACCCTGTGATTTGGTATTGGACCGACAAACCTGAAGACGCGAATTCCATCGTGGATTCCACGACCTGAACCTGCTGCATGTGCCCGGTCTTCGGGAAAGAAGACGACTTCAGGTGACTCACAAGCTGAGTGCCGTTGTCGAGATACGTGCTTGTCGCTATCGGCAAACTTTGACTGATAAAGATCGCGGCACCGTGATCGATACCCGAAATAACGAATTCGTTGCCGAATTGAGCGATCGCATCGTACGTGAACGTGTGCGGACCGTTCCACCTGTTGCGCCGGATATCGTACCAATAGTCATTTGTCTGCTGCACACCTTGGATCGTCGTCGCGAGGCATACGCGGAATATGTTGCCTGAGAACGAAGCCGCGATGCGCGAAGGCGTAACTGCGTTTTGGAACGGCACTTGCACATCGGCCACACCGTTATTGCCGGGAGTGTGTGACAAGGGCGACAGCACGCCTAGGAAATTCAGCACGTATGGTGCGTCGATTCCGGCGAACATAATACCGAAGGGCCCTTGAATGACACTGCGCGGCGCGATGCACCCTGTCGTCAACGTGATGTAGTTCAAGGCTAGGTTGTTCGTTGCCGGGTCGCCGGTAACTTGCCATATGCTTGAACCCTTGAACACGATAAGTGCGCCAGTTACGCCCGATGACGTAGTTTGAATCGGAAGACCGGATTGAGCGGTGATCGGCGTCGTGTCGCCGAGCGTGATAGATTGCGTCGCGTTCGTGCGTGTCAGCGGCACAAGCACATCGCTGAAATAATCGACGTTACCGACTGCGAAGTATGCGCGGTTGTTAAAGTTCGCAACCGAAGTCGGTACGCTGGGAAGCGGGTTCGTCGCGAGGTTCGATGAACTCCACACAGGCGCGGCCGGTGTCGAGATATCGATCACGCCGAAGTAGTTCGTGCCTGTGCCGCTAAACCCCGGATGCGTGATCAGGATCTTGGTGCTCACTACCGTCAGGGTTGGCGGCGTCCAGGCGCCGCTAGTCGCGGGGGATGTTGGGGTGTTGCCTGCGGTGACGCCGCTGATCGTGATGAAAACGCCGCCAACCAAGTCGAACGCGAACGGCTCGTCGTGACCGGGGTTGCGTGCGGTCGATACCATGCCGTACGCGACCGTGCCGATCACACCGACCAAGGTAACGAAAGTAGGGGTCGTGAAGCCTGCGAACGACGTGGCGGGAGCGCCTACGCCGGGACGGCTGACGACAACTTCGGGGTTCGCTTGATCGAATACAAGATTCGTGAGGAGTGCGCACGCGCCCGCGAACGCGTCTGTCGCATCGAACGCATCGCAAACCCCTTTCGCGGTGAACCTAACCGGCTGGCCGTTGCGTATTGGCACACGCTTCTCCTAGTCGGTGATTTTGGTCGGCTTGAGCGTCCGATTCGAATGGAAGCGCCGAGGGTCGAGTTTGACCGATTTCACCACTTGCTGTTCGTCGCCTTCCATGATGAGTTGGATGCGGAGCATCTTGTCCATCTCTTGCAGGAACTCAGGGCGGCGCGCATCGTCGGTGATCTGCATCAAACGCGCTGCGGTGGCCGTAATCAGATAATCCTGATCGGGAAACCAAGGGATTGTTGCCGATGACTCAGGTGTCACGATATCCGGTTGCTTCACCATGTACCGGTGCGTCAGAACGATTTGTCCAGACGACTGCGGGTAAATGAAAAGCTGGCCGGCTGAAGGCGGCACTTGCTGAAGCGCTTGTACCTCGTCATACAGGATCGTCATGAACTCGTACGGGTAGTTCGCAATCGACGGATCCTTGAATTCCTGATCGTACTCTTCCGTGCTGATCGGATTCAGGAAGTACGGAAGATTGTTCTGTTGAAAGAACAGGTCATACGTGCGTTGATAGTTCTGCGGTAAAACGAAAGGGCCGTACAGGTTGGCTTGCACCGTGACGAATTCAGTCTTGCGATTGATCTTCAGGTCACGATGCAACCAAAGGTCTTCCAACGTCATGTTCAAGAACTGTCCGCCCTGCGTGAGAAAGCCGGGGCACTTCGCGATTTGACACGCCAAGGTGACAATTTGTTGTGACGTCAGATATGCCATTACGCCGCCTTCTTGACCATGCCGATCTTCGCCTTACCCTTGGCGATTTCTTCATCGATATGCTTGATCTGCGTCGGGTAATTCTTCAGGTGCGAAGCTTCGGCGCTAGGCAACGTCTTGCGCTTCTGCTTTTCCATCAGGTCGGCGTACGCTTCCATGATCTGGATTTTCGTGCGCTCAAGCTGGCCGAGACGCTCTTCCAAAACCGGGATTTCAAGCGCTTGCTGTTGGCGCACGAGCGAATCGCGACACAAGTCCATCCGTGCGTCGAGTGAGTCTTGCGACTCGTCGGCGTACAGATAGCCGCTGATCGACAGCGAAGCGCCGTTCGGACCCGGCAGGTTGATTTGGAAGTTGCCCAAAACTGCGGTTTTCTGATCCATTTACATTTTCCCTAGTGTCTGCGTTCGCCGCCGCGCAGAACGCGGTCTTGCGCAACTTTGTAAGCGTTTTCGTTCGAACCCATGATGTTGTTTTCGTGGTCCCACGTGCGCGCAACGATTTCTTTCACGCTGCGCAGCAAGTCGGTACGAAACTCGTAGGTCGAACCGTGATAGTACGGGGTGCCGTTGATCTTAATCTCGGTTCCCCCGCACGGCGCTAGGTCGATACGGTACCAGTACACGTCCGAGCCGTCATCCGCGACGCGCGAGAAGCGCTCGGTGACGTTGGACGTGAACATCGAATTCTGTGCCTGCGCCGACAAGCGGGCAGACTCTTCTTCAGCGATCAGGCGCGCGCCGGTAGAAAGCCGCAACTCAGATTCGAGTTCGGCAATCCGGGCTTTAAGCTGCTCCGGGGTTTCCCCCGAAGCGCTTGCGCTCATCTCGTTTTCGTCGTCTTTCGACGGGTCAATCGGGGTGCGCGGTGGCATCTATTTCAATCTCCAATTACGGGGTTGTCACAGTGCCGCCAGTATACCCCGGCGTAAACCCGGAACCAGCTTCAACGCGAGCCAAAAACGCTTGGTTCAAGATGATTGAGCCGTAGAATACCTTCCACGACACAACGCGCGTCTGATTCAGCGGATCCGACTTGTCAGGGCCCGTCAGGTAGTGGAATTCCGGGTTTTCCAGAAGCACTTGGCCGTACGAGTGATTCCCGATGTAGATCGTTGGGAACACAGATACGCCCGTGGCGGGAGCCGCCGGCGGGGTCTGCGCTACGCCGATACCCGTGAGGGTAACGGTCTGGTTCGGCAGCAACTGCGTTGCTTGACCGGCGAGCGGGCCGGTAACAGGAACGCCCAGGCCAATGGCCGTTGCGAGGTTACCCGGCGTTGCCGACGTGCCGATGTACACGTTGAAGATGTACCCCGCCAGTTGTGGGAGAACGACACTGATCGAACCCGTCGGGCCGGTAACGCTGATCGCGCTCGACACCTGGTAGATCACCTGCTCGACGGACGTTTGCGCGGGCGCTGCGGTCACGATGATTTGGTAACCGGCGTTCGTCGCCAGCGTGCCGCCCGAAGTCGAAGCCGTACCTTGGATCGCTGCTGCGCCCGTGAAGTAGGGCATCATGTTCGATTCAACGAAACGCGAACCGCCGAACGGGCCGAGTTCGTTGTTATACAAGCGGTTCACGTCGCTATACGACCAGGCGTTGACCACGGTCGTGTTCTCGCGCATATCTTGTGCTGACAGCGGGTGGATCAGCGCAATGTAGTGCTGCATGACGGCGGGGGACTTGGACGGATCGCGGTACGCGCCAGCCTCAATCATCATGTCCTCACGTTCGTCGCCCATGAAGCGCGGTACGCCGTACGTGAGGAACGAACCGACAATGCGGTTGTTCTCATGCGGCGTCATCACGTCGGTCGCGAGCAAGTTCGCGCGGCTGGCTTTACCGTTGGCGTAGTTCACCTGGGTCGCTGCCATCAGCGTGTTGAATGTGTTGCGTTCAAGCGTTTCCGGCAGTTGCAACGCGACTAGTTCGCACGCCTGTTGGAACAGCGGGTGCTTGATGGTCAGGTTCGCCACGTCGGTAATGATGACGCGATCGCCCCATTGCTGAGCGGTAGCCGAGACTTGTTGCAGGGCCATCGCTTCGCCCGGAGGCGCTACGCCTTCCTGCAACGGCGCGAACGGCAACGGCAGGCGCAGGTAGCGCGAGGCCGTGTACGTCGTGCCGCGATTCGTGTCGAGCTTCAACGGCTTGCCGAACTGGTACGCGACCAGTTGGCGGCGCGCGAGCGGCTCAACCTCTTCTTGAATGTACGCCTCAACGTCAGCCGTGAAGCTGGTCGATTGGTTCGTCACACCGGGAAACAGCGAAGCCCAAAGGAGGGCCAATTTACGGAAGGACATGGTTTCCTCTCAGGGTTAAATATTCATGTTCGCGAGACGTGCGGCGCGCTTGTCGTGATCCGACTTCGGCCCCCGGCTCTGAACATCGCTGCGAATTGCCGGCGACTTGCCGCGATTCACGTTCGGTGCAGATGATGCTTTCGCTTTCGGCTTCAACTTGCCGTCCGCGATATCCTTGCCGAGCATCCAGTAATAAACGTCTTCGCGAGAAGCCATCTGGCCGCGCGACTGCGCTTTCTTGACTTCCTCTTCCACGCGTTCGGTGTACTTCGCGCGGCGCGGTTCCGTTGCGATCTTCGACTCGAAGCGCGTACGGTCCGACATGTCTTGCGCCTGGAACATCGCTTGCCGTGCTTCGGCTTGCGTGGCGCGCAACGTGCGATTCGCCTGGATCTGCCAGCGTTCCATTTCCGACACGTCGGCGGCGCGCAAACGCTCCTCCTCGCGTTGGAACTCGGTGTCTACTACCGGAGCGCGCCGAGCTTCCTCCGCTGCGCGGCCCCGGCGTTCGACTTCAGCTTCCAGCCGAGCCAGACGGTCAGCAGAATCATCACGACGTGACGCGGCCTGCCGTTCAGGAGGATCCTCAGGCAGATCATCGTCAGGGAGATCGTCAAGAGGATCATCGTCGGTATCAGGTTCAGGAAGATCGTCAGGTAGGTCATCAGCATCGCCGTCAATCCCAGGGAAGAGAAGGCCTAGCAGCTTTTTAAGCAGCTTAGTCATTGTTGTGTCCTTACGACTGAGTGCCGACGCCGACAGACTGAACAGTCGCCGTGGGCGTTGTTCCGAGGGCGGTAATCTGCATGATAAAGTCGCGCCAGGTTGCAGTTGCGATCGTCTGCGTACCGTTCAACGTCCAACCGGTGTTGGTCGTGAGCGTTGCTGTCTGCGAACTGGTGTTCAGGATGCGCAGCACGACGGTAGAGCCGACTTGCGCTTGCTGCGGCGTCATCGTGGCGATGAGGTTGGCAACTGTCGGAAGAGTGAGAACAAGGCCTGCCCCTGCCGTGCCTGTCAAACTGAGGTAGCACTGTTCCGCAGAGAAAACTTGCTGCTGCGTCAAACTGAAGCTAGTTGTGTTGGTCGCGGCGTTGAAAGCGGTCGCGGGCCAGGGGTTAACCGAAATCAAAGCGTTGATCAGGCCGATTTGATCCGGCATCGAGCCGTTATCGGAAAGCGTCGGGGTTTGGCCCTGAATCGCCGGGAACAACAAGCCGATCAGTTCGGCCAAACGTAATTTGCGC